TGGGGTCGGCCCCCCCGCGAAGACGGCGGCGCCCAGGGCGTCGGAGAGGTATTCGACCAGGTTCTTCTCGACCTTCATCTGCTACCTCCCCGCGCCCAGGGACTTGAGGAGCGAGTTGTGCTTGGCGTTCGAGGCCATGCTCCTCGGGTCCGTCGTCTTGACCATCGCGTGGGCCCTCGTCTTGCCCGGTTGCACGTCCGCCTCGTAGCGGCCGCTCCCGAAGGTCTCGGCCTGGGTCTTTATCCGCTCGGCCCTCGACAGGAGGTCCTGCTGCACCGAGTCGCTGTTGCGGTACTCGATGCAGCCGGGAATGTTCATCTTGACCCTAACCTTCGACATGCTCGACCTCGCATTTCATGTCGTACTCCATGAAGTCGTAGACCCGGTACCTGTCGGCATGGCCGACCACGCGGCACCTATGTCCGCGGACGACCACGTCGCAGCCGTCCAGGTCGCCGGTGAACGACTTGGGGAAGTACAGGGTGTAGGCGACGTTACGCCCCTCTGGGCGGTTATCCTCGCCCGTTGCGGACTGGCCACCAGGAACCACGAGGACGCTCACGGTCTCGGAATGCGGTGCCTTGACGGGGCTGTTTAGGTCGTCGAGGCCGTCGACCGTGTAGGACACGACCTCGACCGGCTCGGCGAGAATCCCTATCATTCGCGGCCCCCGATCCTCGGCTCGACCGAGCCGGCGCGCATGCCGCCGATCCCGAGCGTCTTGCGCTCGGACGGCAGCATCTTGAACGCGCCGGTCGGGTTCGCGAACGACCAGGAGTTGCTGAAGGGGCCGACCGTCACGCTGGACTGCGACACGCCGCCCATCACCTGCGACGCGCCCACCATGTCGTGGACGAGCCTGCAGCTGATCCGGACGAGCGCCGCCGCCTGTAGCTCGTCGCCTTCGTCCACCGACTTGCCCGACCTCACAATCTCCGACTCGAGGTAGGCGCCCGCGTCATCGAGAAGGACGCCGATTCGGGTCGGGTCCGATGCGGTGCCGTACCTGGATTCATAGTCGGAGACTTCGGCGAAAGCCGTCATGGCCTCTAGCCGGCAGACTCGATCGCGGAGACGATGTCGGCCTTCTTGGCCTTCGGCGGGGTCTCGATTCCCCTCTCGGCGCATATCGCGAGGAGCTCCTTCACGGTGAGGGACGCGAGGTCTTCGCGCGGGGGCGCTTCCTTGCGCGCCTCCACGCCCTGAACCTCGACGAACCCCTTGCGGGCGAGCTCTACGGCCGCATCATCGTCCCCGACGAAGGTCTCGCCCTTCAGCCAGATTCTGCCGGTGTCGGTATGGCTGAAGGCCTTGAGAACCTTTGCCCTCATTGTCTGCCTCCCGTCTGCTAGGCGGTCTCGCCGGTCTCGCCGGTCTCGCCCGTGTCGCCCGACGGCTCGATGTAGGTCATCGAGCCCTTCACGATGTAATCCGTGATCTCGGGGATGAACTTGCAGCCGCGGACCAGGTACGTTTCCGCCGAGCCGTAGTTGTAATCGGGCTCGTGGTGGACGCCGACCAGGCCGAGGGAGTTGGTCTCGTAGGACAGGCCGGCAGAGCCGAGCGCGCTGAAGTCGAGGCCGTAGACGTGGATGTTCTCGACCGGGGTTGCGTACAGGGTGCCCGTGGCGACCTTGTTGGTCAGCAGGACGTTCTCGACGCCCAGGAAGTTCTCCAGGTACGTCATGCCGAAGGTCTCCTGGGTGGAGATGGTGGCGTTCGCGAGGTACTTAGCCGCGTCCTGGCGGTTGATGAAGTAGACCACGTCGCCGCCCTCGTCGCCGTTGGTCTCGAGCTTGTCGCCGAGGACGGCGCCCGTGTAGGCGAGCAGCGCCTGCAGGTCCCAGGTCTCGGACGAGGACTCAGGAGACGCCGCGGAGGTGCCGTTGGCGAGGAAAGTGAAGAAGTCGTTGAGGATGGCGGCGCGCATCTGCTGCTGCGCCTTGCGGTCGGTGCGCATGACCGCGTTCTCGAAGCCGCCCTTGAGGATGGCCTGAGCCGTGGTCTGCTTTGCGTACGGGTAGAACTCCACCTCGCCGATCTGCTCCTTTGTCACTTTGTAGTTCGAGCGTGCGATGAAGTCGCCCTCGGTGTACGCGGTACCGGAGGTGCCGTCGGAGGTGGAGCCGTCGAGCAGAGAGCCGGTGATCTTGTACTGGTAGAGCGCGGTGCCCGCGGCCATGGTGTCGGCGGGGAACAGGCCGACGATCTCGACCAGGCGGTCGTACTCCTGCTGGAAGGTCTTGACGAACTCGATGTCGAGCGCCTTGACGGTGTCGGCCGCCTTGATGATGTTGTCGTATGCAGTCATGTTGTTTTCTCCTTAGTCGTAGAGAGCGATGTGCTCGGCGCGCTTCCTGACGCGCTCGACCGGGTCCTTGATGCTCTCGATGTCTTCCTTGGTGACCGACTTGACGGGAATCTCCCCCTTGTCGTTCACCTGCGGGTAGGCTGGCTTGGCCGGCATGCGCGTCTTCAGGAACTCGGCGTTGGCCTCGACATCCCCGCCCATGCGGGCGAGCGTCTCCTCGTCGACCCCGTACTCCCTGGCCGCCTTCTTGACGGCCTCCGCATGCGCCTGCTTCTCCCTGAGGGCGGAAAGCTCTGCCTCGGCCCTGTCTGCGCGCTCGGTGGCCTTTTGTAGGTCGCTCTTGCGCTCCTCCTCCGCCGCGTCGAACGCGTCTGCCTTGGCCTTGTTCTCCTTGGCCCTCGCCTCCCACTTGCGGGCTTCCGCCTTCCAGTCGGTGGTGTCCTTGGGCTCGGCCTGCGCCTTCGCCTCGGGCTCGCTCGCCGTCGCGGCCTGCGCCTGCGGCTCCTGAACCTGGACCTCTTCCTGCAAGGTCTCAACCTGCTCTTCGGCCATTTCGGCCTCCTTCCTGCCCGTGCGGGCAATAAAAAAGCCCCCGTGCGGGGGCTGCGTGTAGGGGTCCTGTGCCCCCAATTGACGGGCACAGGGCATGAAAAAACCCGCGTCTGTGCGGATCGCGGGTTGATTCCTGAACTTATCAGCGGTCTATTTCGTTAGGCTCCGCTTCTCCCTTCCTCTTTCAATTTGCGCCTTGTACTGCTCGCGGGTCATTGTTCCCCCGCCCTTCTTGACGTTCTTGGAGTCATCGTACTTGATGACCTTGGGCAACTTGGCGTCTGCCATAACATCACCTACCTATCGGCTCGACTCGCACCATCGTGGTTCTAATAGGCTCTAGGTTCCAATTCGTATTGTATTTGAAACCGTACAGGCCGGCGTTCGCTGTAAGCCACTCGTTTACTCCGGCCGTCGTCTCGTCGGCCCTTCCCCTGGCCGACATGCCGCTGAACGCGTCGGTGCGCCTGTCTTCCTTGTTGAACGCCTTCGTGTAGGCGGTCGCGAAGTTCTTGACGTCGCGTTTCCCGCCGCCGACGTATTCGAGCTCGAAATACGATCCATCGCCCGCCATGACCCTGAACTTCGTGGGGAGGGCGTACGGATATGACAGGTTGCCGCGCGGCCCGCATTGCGCCTTGTTGACGTATCCCTTCACGTCGGCCGGCGAGAATATCTGAATCTGCCCGCCGTCTAGGTCGTACGGGTGGACGTGGAGGTCGGTGAAGTCGATGCCGTCAAGGGAGCCGCCCTTCGTCTTGATGTCGATCGAGTCCTGCCTGGGGTAGCTAGCCACCGTGTTCGAGCTCCACTGGGACACCATCACGATGGGCCTCCCGTCGGGGGTCAGGATGACGTGGGTTTCGTACCCCCTCGAAGCTAGGAAGACCTCGATTTCCTCCGCGCTGTAACCGCTGTAGTCATCGGAGTCGAGGCTGATGTGCCCGTCAGGGCCAACCAGCGCGTTCATGCTGCTCGGGTAGTTTCCCGCCATCGTGTGCGTCAGATCGCCTGACCTTATCCTGCCCAGGATCGAAGTCATCGACGGTTTCGACTTTACCATTGGGCCTCCTGGCAAAACAAAAGCGCCCCGAGGGGCGCCGTCTCGCAATTACCGTGTTTTCCCGCTAGGAGATGTCGTTAAGGCACTCCCAGCAGTGCTTGTAGGTCACCTTGTGGAACATGAGGTCGCCGTCGACGTTAACCCACCTCTTGAGGCAGAAGCTGAATGGGCGGTCGGGGCAGTGAGCGAGCATCGTGCACTTGCGGGCGGCCCTCTCCATCACCTCGTCGTGCGGGAACTCCTTGAGCTTATACTCGTCGGCGCTCATGCTACGACTTCTTCGCCTTCTTGGGCTTGTCCGCCTTGGACGGCGCTGGCTTGACGATCCGCACGCCGCCGTCCTCGGAGTCAGCGCGCCACTTGTCGTGCAGGCTCATCTTCTTGGGGATTCTCGACATTTCATACCTCCTTCAGGCGTATCTCTATTATACCACTTTTTAGGGTATGAACTGCGGTTATCTCTTGTTGTGAGCGTGACGATACGGTAACTTCCCACTCGCTCGGACGCTCCGACATCCCCATGGTGTCGCGACCGTGCGAGGTTCCGCCCTCAAGAACGAACACGACTCTGTTGTAGTCATTGTAGCCCGAGAAGTCGTTCGCCACTCCCCTATCGGCCGTCCAAGATGACGTGCCGATCTGATCGATGACGGCGCCGACCTTCATCTGCTCCAGAATCTCGTCCTTGATGTTGACGCCTCGGTAGATGTCTCCGTAGTTGTAGGAACCCGAATCGACGTATTCGTCCCACGTCCTTGCGTCGGCAAGGTCTGCAGGGTCGACTTCCGCGCCGTCCCAGCGCCCTTTGCCGTTGAGGGCGCGCCTCCACGTCCTGTACGAGCTCCCGCTCCACTCGAGCGCGAGTTGCTCGATGCTCTTCGGATTCTGGATTGGTCCGGCCATGGAGCCAGACATTGACGGCTTCGATTTTACCATTCACTACCTCGCCCTCTGCCTCTTGCCCCAGTAGCCGAACTCTCTTATGTCGTCTCCGTCAAACGATATTTCCGACGCTCTCGCCGTAAACTCGCTTACTTTGCCCCCCTCGTAGTCGGCGTAGTCTTCCGCGTACCCCCTCGAAAGCGTCACCCAGTCGCCCGTGTTCAGCTCGTCGCTCGGCGACCCCCTGTACACCGTGACGACGGCGTCAGGGTCGCCCTGAACCTTCCTGAGGATGCTCACGATCCTCCTGTCCTCGCGCGTCTGGATGTCCAGGTACCATTCCGGATGCTCCAGGTAATCGGTCGGCCTGAATCTCCCAGATGCGAGCTGGTCTATCGTCGGCGTGTAGTCCGGGTTCTCGAGCGGGTTCCCCGGCCTGTGCGACCCCCAGTAGGACGTGTCTACCGAATCCGAGCGGCTCACGACCGCCGTCATGGAGAGTTTCGACTTCACCATCAGCGACCACCTCCCCTTACGTCGGCGAACTGACCCTGCATGCCGTCGATCCACGCGACTTGCCCGAGGCGGACGCGCCTGCTGTACACCCGCGCGTTCCTACCTCCGGCATACGACTGAGCCTCCATTCGCGAAGGCGTGACGAATATGCCTTGGTCGATTGGATATGAGCTGTAGACGGTTATCTCACCCGACTCGAGCGCCTCGGCTGCGTCCTCGTACGAGTAGTCGGGGGTCCAGCTGTCGCCTTCCGCCGCGCCGTCTGCCTCGAGTGCCTCGGCGAACGTGAGGATGTCGTCCACCGTGCGTATCCAGGTGTGGTACTCGTCGTGCGCGGGGTTCGCCATCAGGACGATTTCAAGCTGTGCGGCCTTGTGCGCATCGCCGATACGCGCCTCGCGCCCCGTCATGGAGGGCTTCGACTTAACCATTTGCCGGCACCTTCCTGAACCTCCTGCGGTCTACCTCGGTGCCTCCCAAGTCGACCGACTCGTTGAACCAGTCGCCCGTGCGCTCGCCGTACTCCGAGTCGATGGTCACGATCGCGTCGTACCCATCGGCCCTGACCGCTGCGCTCAGCTTGCGCCCGGTCTTCCCGCCGTACATGTCGGAGACCGTCTTCTTCCAGCCGCTCGACGTGGTCGATACGTGCTCGACCACCAGCGGGTTCGAGAACTCGATGTAGCCTCCGACCCAGCCCTCGCCCATCCGAATCGCCGCGAGGTCTGACGTGGCGGAGACGTTCATGTAACGCCCCCTCGGCTCGATGTCCTGCCCCACGTCCATACCGGCGGGCGCGGCCATCCCCCGCTCGTTTCGGTTGAACGAGAGCACCATGCGCTGTCCCGTCCGCGGCCTTCCGCCCGAGTAGACGTCTGCCTTCGAGACGGCCGCAGCAGTCATGGAGGGCTTCGACTTGACCATTTGCACCTCCAACGGAAAAGGCCGCCTCAGGGGCGGCCTCGTTTGCTCTATGAAGTTCGTTTACGTTATTTCCTGGGATGCTGGCGCGCGTAACGTTCGCGCCTCATGGCGTTCCAGCGGTCCTTGTTGTCCTCGTAGTAGTCGGCGCGCCACCCATCCATCGTCGCGTCGTAGTCGACGTGGCCGTACCTGTCGTAGACCACGTGGTCGTAGTACTCGTCCTGGTACTGCTTGTAGGAGTACCCCTCGAGGCCCCCGTCCGAGAAGCTGCACATAACGTCGCAGTCGCAGTGCTCGTGTTCGTGCCCGAAGAGTTCCTCTGACTCCTCGGAGTAGTAGACGAAGCCCCTGGAGGCGAGCATGATGCAGAACGGGCATGTCTCGGGGCCCCTGGGCACCCGCGCCCACCTCACGCCCCTCCCGGCCCGCCCGTCCCTGCGGGCGTTCCGCATGATCGTGTCGTTCGCAGCCTTCTTCGCGTAGCGCCTCATGGAGGCCACCGCCCTCTGGCGGAACGCCTCGGCGTCCCTCTCGCGCCCCCAGAGCGCGGACGCCGCGGCCCTTATGGAGATGGCGACCGAGTCGAGCGACGCGAGGTCTGCGATGGCCGGCTCGGACACCTTCACGCCCTCCATCGCGGCGACCTCGATGTAGAAGTCCGCCGCGAGAGTGGCGCAGGCGCTGCCGTACACGTCGAGTAGCGAGTACGCATACTCGATGACCATGTTGCGCTGCTTCTTGGCCGTCTCGAAGTCCACGTCCCAGTCGAAGCTGTTGATGTAATCACTCAGCAGCTGCGACATCTCGGCGTACTGCATGTCGAGCGCCTCGGTGTACTCCTCATAGGCTTCGCGGGGGATCATTGCGCGACCTCAGCCGTGCCTGCCACGTCCTCGGGAATCTCGATGTCCTCGGGGTTACCGTCCTGCACTGAGAGAATCCTGAGGGCGTCCTCCCCGTCGACCCCTAGGGACTGCAGCATTCTGAGGGCCACCTGCTGGTTTATCGCCCCTCGGTTGTAGTCCTTCACGATGCTCATGATGCGGTAGAAGTTCTTGTCGTCGTCCAGTCCGCCCTCGTTGACGCGCTCCATGGCCTCCTGGCGCTGCTGCATGACCATATTCCTGGCCTCGAGCTGGCGCTTCTGGCTCATGATGTGGTCGCGCTCGTGTCTGGACTTCCCGAGGTCGTCCCAGAAGTCCGGGGTCTCGGAGTACCACGGCGCCGCGCTGTTGATCTTCACGGCCGCGTCGGCCATCGACGCGATAGAGGGCGCCGCCGGGTTGGCGAAGTCTGCATGGACCGACCTTTCCATGTCTGTCAGCTCGGACAGCGGCTTGTCCTGGTCCATCGCCATGACCATCATCGCGATGTTGTTCAGGGCGCGCCTGTTTCCCCGATTCAGGGCTTCCGCCTCGATGACGAGCTGCTCGTTCGCGGCGTAGACTCCGTCCCGGCTCATGGGGTTCGCGTAGTCGGCGATCAGCGCCGACATCGGGATGCACGTGGCCGACGCGAACTGGCCGGCGAGGCTGCGCTCCTGCGCGAGGTGCGGCTCCATCGAGGCGGCCGCGAACTGTCCCACTGACGGGACGTTTCCGTCCTCGTCGCGCCCAAGCGTCAGGATGTGCCCGATCGCGGCGTCGTAGGAAAGCTGGTCGAAGTCGTCCTCGGTAGCTCCTATGATGTACTTCTGCACGATCGTCGAGACCTCCGACGACACGCACTTCCTCAGCTGGATTCTCATGTACTCGTCGACGATGGCCCTGACGTGCCTGCTGATGCGGCTGACTCCGAACGGACGGAACTCGCTCGGCCTGTAGGCCATCGGCTCCATGAGCGGGCGGCCCATGATGTGCTCCTTGCGGTAGGCCGTCCAGTGGTCCCGGTGCTCGTCTCGCACGACCTCGATGACGTAGTCGTCGTTGTAGTAGTTGACCTGGTAGGGCTGGTCCTCCGCCTCGTCCCCGAGGGGCTTCGTGTCGACGAGCGCCATCCCGCAGCGTATGCGGTCCTTCGCGCAGTCCCAGATTCCCACGGCGGTCTCGGCAGAGTGGAACATGACCCTCACGCCCAACTCCGGGTGCTTGTCGAGCACCGCGAAGGTGCAGCAGTGCGTCAGCTCGCCCATCAGCGCCTTCTCGTACTTCAGCGGGAACGAGTTCGCGGTCATGATCTTGTGCAGGTTGGTCTCGAAGTCCTCCTCGTCGAACGAGAACCCCTCGAGCTGGCTCCTGGCCGCGAGGACATCAACGGCCTTTGAGGCCCACGAGCACGCGACGTCGAGCTGCTCGTACTTCTTCGGAACGGCTATGCCGATGTTCTTGAGATCCTGGTGCCCGAGGTAGTACTCCATCCTCAGCTTGTTCTTCGAGATGGTCGACTCGTGCACCTGTGCCAGCCTGCGGATGTCGGCGCGCTCGGCGTCGGTCAGGCCGTCGGCTTGGGCGATGTTGCCGAAGTTCATACCACACCCACTCTCATCTTGCGCGAGGGGTCTCGCTTGGTCGTCATGACCCCCCAGTAGGCGAGCGATGCCGCCTCCATCATGGTCGGGTCGGCGTCTCCGACGCCTCCCCAGCCCCAGCCGCCGTTCTGGCCGATGGGGCGTTTCTTGCACTTCACGGCCACGTCGTCGAACGCGGCCTGGCCGTAATGGGTTACCTTCTTCTCCTTGATCGCGTTGTAGAACCGCGTCGCGCTCGCGATGACGTCCCCCGTCTTGGGCACGACGATCGCGAGGCGCGGGTAGCCGCCCTCGCGCATCTGCGCGATGAGGGCGTCGGTGTGCGACCTTCCGTCGATTACCGCCACGGCCGTAGTCGACTTGGCGTCGAGGAGGAACTGGGCGATCCACGAGGTGCCCTCGCGCATCGACTTGTACTCGACCACCTCGACGTGGGGCGGCCCCTCGTCCTTCTTGGGCCTGAGGGCGACCGCGAGGGCGACGGTGGAGCCGTCGGGGCTGAACTTCACCCCGAACGCCTTCCTCCCGCCTGTAGGAGGCTCGTCCGTGCGGCACGCCGCCCACATGTCCTCGGACACGAGGGCGGACTGCGACTCGCTCATCCACCAGCCGAGGCGCTCGCGCGCGAAGCCGTCGGCGGTGAGCCTGTGGAACTCGGTCTCGGTGAAGTCCTCGTCCAGGCGGATTCCCAGGGCGGGGTTCGTCTCGTAGCAGTCGTCGAGCACGTCGGCGAACGTCGGCTTGCCCTCGGGCGGCCTCTCGACGCTCCACTCGTGCCATGCTAGGCGCCTGTCATCGCCCCTGATCGCGTCGGCGCGGACGTTCCCGAACACCTCGCAGGGCATCGACGGAGACGGTGGCGTCCCGGTGTAGACCAGCTGCCTGTTCCCCAGCGGGGCGGCCGCCATGGTCGACATGATCGCCTCCATCTGCTCGTCGGTCAGGAACGCGGCCTCGTCGAAGACCACGCAGTCAACTGTGAAGCCTCGCGCGCTGCCTTTGGAGCGGGCGGAGAACTCGATCGAGGCGCCGTTCTCGAGGAAGATGGCCTCCTGGCCGTTCGTCTTGCGTATCCCCCGCCTCGGGTCACCGTTGATGAGCATCTCCGTCAGCTCAGGGTAGTTCGGGTTCGTGAAGAACCCCGCGAGCCTGAGGAACGACTTCCTAGCGGTCTTGACCTCGTGCGCCGTGTGTAGAATCGCCGAACCGATGCAGGTCAGGTGGTATAACTCGAAGACCTCGAGAATTGCGTTCTTGCCGTTCTGCCTCGGCACGGACAGTCCGCACGTGGTCGCGGTGAACTTGTCGAACTGGTCCCTGCCGAGCCAGGCGTCGAGCACAAGCTTCTGCCACGGGTCCGGCGTGAGGCCGTACGAGCTGGCGAGCTCGGACGCGTCGTCCCCGTCGGTGAAGCGCCTCTTAGGCTCCACCCGCAGCCTGGGCTCTTGATTGCCTCTTCGCCTTGATGACATCGAGCGGTATCACCCGCCTCTCCTGTTGCTTCGGCTTCGCCTCGTCGTCGATTCCTAGTTGCTTGTTGAGCGCCCTGATCTCGGCGGAGGCCTGCTTCATCGTCGACAGCTGCGGGAGCGCCTTGATGTCCCCCAAATCGTTGCTGTAGGCGACCTGCACCTCCCCGCCGACGTCTATGTCGGACATGCACTTGTCGACCACCTCGTACCAGGAGCACAACAAGGCCAGCACCGGCGCGTCGGCCTGGTTGAACTCCCTGCCGTCGGTGATCTCGTCCCATTTCGCCGACTTGAACGGGCTCTCGGCGACCGTCATCGGTTTCTGAATCATCACAGCCCCAATCTAATGACCATCTGGCCTGCCAGCAGCCTCCTGCGTTCCTCGTTGAGATTCCGGAGGACGGACCAGCTGACGAAGAAGGAGTCGACGTCTTCGCCGTCCAACGCCTCGAGGAGCG